GCGGATTATGCGTCTGCAGTGGTTGGAGCGGGCCGCGGTGCCGCTTCGTCTAGGCTGCGCGGACAATGCTACATCCTCGCCCAGGCCAGAAACCCGTTCACTATCCGCCACTACGGGGACTCGACGGGCGACGAAACCACGGAATGGCCGTATCTTCTGGCCGGGCTGCTGTCGAGTGGAATCGCAGCCTCGTACGGCGTTGCTTACCGCGCTTGGTCGGACTCCCGCCAGCAGTACGCGACCACAACCTACCTGACCAATGGCCCGCTCGGCCGGCGTTACATCAGCGCGGGCAGCGCTACGACATCGCACCGGATCGAAGTGTCATCGGCGGCTGTAACGGGTGACCTTACGGTTATCGCTGAAGTCGATCTGATGGGCGGCTCTCCGTCCAGCCAGTTCGCCATTGCAGCCCAGTACGGCGGGGCGGGCTCTCGCGGATGGCGTCTTGAACTGACCACGGGCAATGCGCTGTTCTTCGAGCACTCAAATGACGGCACGAACATTACTGGCCTTAGCCGCACAAGTTCTGCGCTGTCGGCCGGTGTGCTCAACGGCGGGCGCGTGTATCTGCGTGTGCAGCTTGACGTGGATAACGGCTCAACACAGAACGTTTGCACATTTTCGTACAGCTACGACCGCAGCACATGGACGACCATCGGGTCGGCCGACACGAAGTCGGGCACTACAAGCATATTCAACACGTCGACAACGCTGCAATTCATCGGGCGCGGCGGCGGTTCTATCTCGTCTCTCGGCAAGGATTTCCGTTTCTACAGCCTGGAAGTGTTCGCCTCGCTGGATGAATCCACGATGCGCGCATCCATCGACTGCGGCAGCGTGCCGAACCGATCAAGCATGACCAGCATTGCGTACAAGGACGATACCGGCACGGCGGGAACGATCTATTTCCAAGGATCGACGGTTTCCGGCTCTCCTCGCCTGTGCATGTTCAATGGTTCGGTCGGCGGCCAAGTGATCGCATACGCGGTGGATGCAGGTGGGGGTAATGCGCGGTTCGCCAAACTCAACGCGGGCGGAGAAGGGATCACGTACATCAGTTACTCACACAACGAGGGAACAGACGTCACGTATCGCGCCGACTTCAAAGCGCTTACTGACCTGATCGTCGCGGCTAACCCAGATGAGGCAATCATCGGCGTGCTACAGAACCGCCGTTACTCGCCGGCTGCGAACATCGAAGAGCACGAAATCCGCAAGCAGCAGATCGCTATGTTCTGCGCATCTCAGGGTTTCGACACGTTCAACATGGCTTCTTACGTGTCGCAGTCGCAGATGAAAGCCGACGGCATCCATCCCGAGCCAACGACGGGGGTTATGCAGGATGTTGCACAGGCGGCTTACACGCAGATGTACGCAGCGGCGCTCGCCTCTAACTTCTAAGCCTCTCCGATATGAGCCTGTCGAACTACTCCGAACTGCAGTCAGCCGTTCAGGACTGGCTGCACATTGGCGGGCTGTCTGCGCGCGTGCCTGACTTCATCGCGCTGGCGGAAGCAGACGTGCAGCGCCGGCTGTTCATCCGCGCCAATGAGGACAGCACTACGGCTTCGCTGACTTCTTCGCTGTCGCTACCTTCCGACTTCGTGCGCGCAAAGCGTGTGGCTGTTGAGGTGGGCGGAAAGTACCGCGATCTTGAGTATGTGCCGGCTGAAAACATGTCGGATATTGGCCCAAGCGGCGTTCCGGCGTTCTACACGCTGCAGGGCGACAGCCTCTATACGGACCCGTCGCCCGATGGCACGTACAACATTCAACTGCGGTACTGGAAGCGCTTCCCGGCGCTGTCTAACTCCAGCCCGACTAACTGGCTACTGACCAACGCGCCAGACGTTTATCTATACGGCGCACTCGCGCATTCGGCGCCGTTCGTCGGCCAGGATTCGCGGATTGCTCTGTGGGTTCAAGCATACGACCGAGCCATTGAGCAACTCATCAGCGCGGACAAGATGGACCGCTATGGACCGGCCCTGTCTGTTCGGCTGGATACGCAGCCGGGCAACGTGAGGCTCGCATGACGCCGCTTATCGGTTTCGCGCCCGATAGAGATCCTTTTACGCCCGGTGTTATTACCGCGTGCGACAACATGGTTCCAGCGATGGACGGGTTTAAAGCTGCTCCGTCTCCGCATCAATTGGTGTTACGGCGTTGGCTGCTACGGCTTTGGGGGCTGCCCAAGTCATCAAGTTGGACGATTCGCGCAGGCTGTTTGCCGGCACTTCGTCTGCGCTGTATGAGTGGAGCGGGTCAAGCTGGACGGATCGCAGCAAGGGCGGCGGTTACTCGCTAGGCACTACAGAGCAATGGCACTTCATTCAATGGGGCGACGTAACCATTGCATGTGGTGGCATAGGAGAAACCTTGCAGGACAGCACGACGGGTGCGTTTGCTGATATTTCTGGCGCCCCGAAGGCCACCTGTATTGATGCAACGCAGGGTTTCGTCATGGTTGGCAACTACGACACCGGGACGGGCGCTGTTGCTGATGGCTGGAAGTGCTGCGCGCTCTACGATTACACCGATTGGACGGACGATGTTGATACGCAGGCCGCATCAGGTCGGCTGATTGAAACGCAGGGCGCTATCAAGGCGGTAAAGGCACTCGGCGGCGACTTCGTTGCGTACAAGGACGGTTCGATGTTCTTGGGGCAGTTCGTTGGCGCACCGCTGATATGGCAGTGGCGCATGGTCTCTAACGAGATTGGCGCCCCCGGTCCTGGCGCTGTCGTGCCGGTGGATTCGCTGCACATCTTCATGGGTGCGCAGGACTTCTACGCATTCGACGGGTCGCGCCCTGTGCCGATCGGCTCCGATATCCGCGAATGGTTTTTTGGCACGCAGCTTGACCCGGTCTATAAGGGCAAGGTTCGCAGCCTGCACAACAAGGACGCCGGCATCGTCTATTTCTTCTACCCGTCGCGCGGTCAAGGTTCTGGCAATCTTGATAAGTGGGTTGCGTACAACTACCGCACGCAGAAGTGGGGTGCCGGCAGCCTGAGTATTGAATGCGCCGTTGATTGGAAGTCCGGCGGATATACAATGAACGGGCTGGATTCGCTCGCCTCTACGATGGACGCGCTCCCGCAGATTCCTTTCGATGACCCGTTTTGGTCGTCGTCCCGTTCTGTCCCCGCAATCATCAATACCTCGCACGTTGTGCAGACGCTCAACGGCGTATCGACCGGCATGTCGATTACGACCGGCGATGTCGGCGACGACTCTACGTATTCGCAACTGATGTTTGTGCGCCCTCGGTATTCGCTGAAGCCGACGACCGCGCAGGCAACCAACTTCTACCGCAACGACCTTGACGACACGCTTGCGTCGGACGTGACGGTGTCTGCGTTGGACGGGAAGCACGACTTTTTGCGGGTTTCGCGCTGGCACCGGGTGCGCCTTGATGTGACGGGCGACTGCAACGTGTCCGCGCTTTATTTCAAGATGCAGGGCTATGGCGATCGATAGGCGGTATGTCTATCGGCCGCTGACGACTGGGCCGCAGTTCAATGCGCAACTGAACGAGACACTGAGGGATATTGGCGCCTCCGTTGATGCTGCTCTAAGGGGAGTTGGTGGTTATACATCAGCGCCAACTACCGGAGCGTGGGCCGTTGGTGACTTTGTTAGAAACCAATCCCCAGTAGAGGCAGGAACAACGCCGAATAAGTACGTAGTCATCGGATGGTCGTGCGTTGCGTCTGGTTCCCCTGGAACGTGGCTTGAGTGTAGATGCCTGACGGGCAACTGAAGCTCCACCAGATTCAACAATTCGAGTTTGACCGCGTGTGGCCGCTGGCTGCGCGCTGGATTGCGCCCGCTCTTGAGCACGGGGACGGCGCATACACGCTTGATCAACTGCGCATGATGGTCTCACTGGACCGCGCCTATCTTCTGGCGCTGTCACGCGGTGAGGAAATCGTCGGCGCACTCGTCGTTGAAATTCAGCGGCGCCCGCAATACACCGTCGCGCTGGTTCTGTCCTGCGGCGGTCGTCAGATCATCAAACAAGGTTGGCACGACTTCACCCAGTGGGCGAAGGCTTGGGGCTGCTCGCGCATTGAGGCGCAGGCGACCGGGTCACGACTAAGGCTCTATGAGTCAGTCGGTTTCCGCGAAGTCTCGACGACCATTCAACATAGTCTAGGAGGTTGATATGTCAGGTGGTGGCGGTGGTGGTGGGAACACCACGAGCGTTCAGAAGGTGGAGCCGCCGGACGCGGTCAAGCCGTATCTAACGCCGTTCATGAATCAGGCGGCAAGCCTTGCCGGCCGTCCGTACCAAGCCTACACGGGGCAGCGCATTGCTGGGTTCTCGCCTGAGCAAGAGGCTGGCATGCAACTGACTGCAGCACGGGCTTTGCAAGGGGCGCCTGACATCAACGCAACCCGTATGAATCTGACGGACACGATGTCCGGCGCGTACATGTCGCCAGACTCGAACCCGTACCTTAAGCAGATGGCGGATACGGCGCTTGACTCTGTGCAGGGCCGAGTGAATTCGACGATGCGCGGGACGGGTGGTTATGGTGGATCAGCACACGCCGAGACGCTGGCCCGGTCGCTTGGCGATACGGCTGCGAACATCTACGGCACGAATTACAACAACGAGCGCACAAACCAGATGCGTGGCATGGCGTTCGCCCCGCAGATGGCGTCCATGGATTACCAAGACCTGAACGCGCTTGGTCAAGTCGGGGCGCAGCGTCAAGGCATGACGCAAAGTGTCTTGGATCAGGGTTACAACAATTGGCTGGAAGCGAAGAACTACCCGTACCAGCAGCTTGATGTAATGGGTAACGCCATTCGCACAACGATGGGTGGCGGTGGAACCACGACCATGACCGGACCGAACCCGAATCAGTCCAGCCCCGCTGCATCTGCGCTTGGTGCAGGGATGGCGGGATATGCGCTCATGGGCAGC